ACTATACAGCAGGTGGAAACAATTTAGATAGTGCTGCTATTGCAGTGTCTGGTACAACTGCTCATGTAGACTTTGCAGATGAAGTATTTTCTAACGTAACAACTTCAGCAGCAGGTTGTATTATATATAACTCTTCTGCTTCAAACAAAGCAATATGCGTAATAGACTTTGGTGGTACTGTAAGTGCTACAGCAGGTGACTTAACTATAGAATTTCCTGCAGCAGGGGCAAGTACTGCAGTAATACGTATAGCTTAACAAATGTCTTTCTATGACTCCTCTGATGCTCTTTATGGCACAGGTAGGCAAGGGTCTGCTAGATACGGTAAAGTATCCCCTAATGTAGCTGTAACAGGAGTTAGTGCAACTGGCGCAATAGAAACTGTAAGCGTTGGTGGTTTTGAAATTGACATATCTGAGAACCTACTCAGTGTATCAGCAACAGGTGCAATTGGTTCTCTAGGTGTAGGTGTAAGTGAAACACTTACTGGTGTAAGTGCTACAGGTAGCATCAACACAGTAAAAGAAAATGTTGCAGAAGAATTAGGGAGTGTAACGGCTACAGGTGCTATAGGCACAATAGAGCCACAGGTAGATGAAGACTTAAACAGTGTATCAGCTACAGGTGCGATAGGTACGCTCAAAGTAAATGTAAGCGAAACTCTAGCAAGTGTATCTGCAACAGGTACAATAGCTACAGTAGAAGCTAAGACTTCTGAAAGCTTACTAAGTGTAACAGCTACATTTACAATAGGTACAATTAAACCTAATGTATCTGAAACATTAGCGGCAGTAGTTGGCACATCAGGTACTCCATCAGTAACTGCTAGATCATCTTCTAAAGCTGAGATTGTAGGACTAGCACTAACTGGTAGTATAACAGAACCAGAAGCAACAGTAGATGAAGCACTGCAAAGTGTATCTGCAACATTAGCACTAGGTAGTATTAATGTAGTTGTTACTGAAAAACTAGCAAGTGTTTCTTCTTCAGCATTAGTAAACTTACCAGTAGGAAATGTGACATCCATACAGTTTGATTATGAAGCGGTTAAAAACAGATATAACAAAAGAAGAACTGTAATACTACCAAGGGCTGCATAATGCCTAGTACACAATTTGAAAGAACAGTTTTAATTAGAAGTCAAAATAGGATTGTATATATTGATCCTGCCACATTGACTACTTCTAAAGAACGAACAGCAATAGTAGAACAACAAGATAGACGAGTTTCTATAGAAAGAAAACCAACATCTGCAGATCGTGTTGTTTACGCAAATGAGGATTAATATATGAGTTTTCGTTGGCCTAGTAAAGACCCAGATGAAACATTAGACTACAGTGTAGATTGGTCAAGATTTTTAGATACCGCAATTATTACATCCGTAATATGGTTTGTTAAATCATCTTTATACAGTACCAAAACAAGATTAAATGCAGGGGCTAATCTTACTTCTGCTTCTAGTAATGTAGTTACAGATACAATACAAAATGTATCACAAACTAATACTAACACAGTAGCAACCATAAATATATCTGGTGGACAAAACAATGTTGAGTATACTTTCTTTTGTCAGATGACAGATGATACTGGTAGTACAGCAGAACGTAGCATTAAACTAAGACTAAAGGAACGTTAATATGGCGTATGATTATCTTGGACTTGTCAATGACGTAAACAGAAGACTTAATGAAGTAGAGCTTACAACTAGTAACTTTGCTACAGCTAAAGGTGAGTATGGCATGATTAAAGATGCTGTAAACTCATCAATACGTTATATAAATCAACATGAGTATGAGTGGCCTTATAACCACGTTACTGCAGATGAAACTATGACTGCAGGTGTGGTACGCTACGCATTTCCTACAGATGCAAAAACAATAGATTTTGATAGCTTTAGAATAAAACGAAATGCTACTCTAGGCAATGACACCAGACGTATTAAAGTAATGTCTTATGAAGAATACCTAGATAAACACATAGATATAGAATACAATACAGCTAATAATAGGTCTACACCTGATTTTGTTTTTAGAGCACCTAACCAAGAATTTGGTTTTGTAAAGAATCCAGATAAAGCATATGAATATGTTTATGAATATTATCGTTTGCCTGTTGACTTAATAAACACTACAGATGTTCCAACAGTACCTGAACAGTTTCGTTACATTATTGTAAATGGTGCTATGCACTTTGCATACATGTTTAGAGGTGAAACACAAGAAGCACAGGTAACACAAGCAAGGTTTATGGAAGAAATAAAAAGTATGCGTAGTCTATACGTAAATAGATACGACTATGTTAGGTCTACCGCTATAACTCAAAGTAATACATCAGTCAGTTCTTTTAGGGTGTTTTAATGTATGCCTACCAATCGTCAAACATTTCCCATTCAGTTTAGTGGTGGGCTAATAACAAATATGAGTCCACTGCAGCAGGGTTTACAAATGCCCGGTTCTGCAAGGATACTACGAAACTTTGAACCGTCTATCGAAGGTGGCTACAAACGAATACTAGGATATAATAAATACGACTTAGATACTATACCACCATATGGCATACCTGTTGTAACTGGTGCGTCACAAACTGGTACAAGTTTAAACATTGCAAATATAAGACAGACACCAGAGACAGGTGACAAGTTTAAACTGGTACACGGTACTGCTGATATAAATGGTACATCTACTATCGCTACTGTAAATGGACCAACTGCTCTTGTTAATGGCGCAATAACAGCAGACAACACTATAATTGTAGATACTGTTGCTTCTGGTGCTATAGCAAAAGGTCAGGCAATAACAGGTGTAGGTATTGGAAGTAACATTACAGTATCTAGTGTTACTGCAGGAGCAAGTGGTAACTTTACTGTAGTATTATCTAGTAACGTAACTGTAGCAGATAACTTAGCATTACAGTTTACCTTTAAAACTACTACCTTTGCAATAGATGGTGTAGTGGGAACTATTTCAACAGGAATGGAAATTGTTGGTACTGGAATACCAAGAGGAACAACAGTAGCAGCTTTTTCATCACCTAACATTACAATAGGTACGGCTGCTGATACTTTATCTTTAACACTTACAGATGATACTGCGTTACAGTTTAAAACTCCGTATACCGTTGGTGCTAGTGTTACATTTGACGATGATGAAAATAGAGCAACAATAGACATATCACCTGCTCTTACTGCTTCACCTGCTAATGGAGATGACGTAGAGTTTACTAGTACAAACAGTAAATATCTTACAATAGGGTGTGGAGTATTTCTTGACTCAGTTATTGTAGCTAGAAATGAAAGTATAGTCAAAACATCTGGTAATGGGTATACACTTGTAAATGTACCTACGTATGGTACAGTTCTTGTAAATGCAGGATCACAAACTGGTACTACTTTAAATATTGATGGGTTAACTTCTACACCACAAATAGGTGATGTGTTTAAGATTGCAGGTATAGATAAGATATATACTGTAACTGCAACACCAACAGTTAATGATGCAGGTGAAGCTGCAGTAGCAATTGATCCTGCTTTAGCTAGTTCACCTGCGAATGATGCAGCATTAACTTTTTTAAGTACATCACGAGAAAATGGTAGCAAAACTAGATTTTCTAGGTATAACTATACTGGATCAGAAAAAATTGCAATCGTTGATGGTATCAATGTTCCTGCACTATATAATGGTTCTCAGTTTACCGCACTTAACGATGCACCTGCAGATGTATCAGCAGCAGAGTTTGTAGTAAGTTTTAAGAACCAACTATTTTTTGGTAAGAATAATCTACTAACATTTACTGCACCGTTTACAGATACTGACTTTACAGCAGCAAATGGTTCTGGTACAATATCGGTAGGAGCAAAGATCACTGGTCTAATTGTATTTAGACAACAACTTATTATCTTTACTGAGTCATCTATATTTCAACTAGTAGGAAATACTATAGGTGATTTTAACTTACAACCAGTAACAACTGATATAGGTTGTGTAGATAAAGATACAATACAAGAAGTTGGTGGTGACGTAATGTTCCTTGGTCCAGATGGCCTAAGACTTCTAAGTGCTACAGATAGACTAGGTGACTTTGGACTAGGCGTTGTATCTAAAACAATACAGAAAGAGGTTACAGATTTTATTACAGCTAACACATCTTTTACAAGTGTAGTTATACGTGATAAATCTCAATACAGAATACTAGGTTACAATAACAATATTGGACAAGCAAATGCCCAAGGTATACTTGGTACACAAATGGCAGGTCAAGGTGGAGAGGGCATGGCATGGGCAGACATAAGGGGAATAAGGGCATTCGTAGCAGACAGTAGGTTCTTCCAAAACTCAGAAACAATTGTATTTGCAAATGATGATGGGTTTCTATATCAGATGGAAGAAGGTAACAGTTTTGATGATGGTAACATACAAACTACTTTTGCAACACCTTACATGCCAATCAATGATCCAAGAATACGTAAAACATTTTATAAGATGTTTTTGTATACTGATCCACAAGGTAGTG